CTCTCCTGACGTAACTAGGGAACTAGTTCTCAACGAGCTGTTGTAACAACCAGCGGAGGCGACGATGCGAAGACAAACAGGCAAGACGATAGAGCAAATGAAGGTGGCTCCACAGAACGCCGTATATGTGTGGCTGAATGGGCATACGCTATATCCAGAGGATGTGGCTCGTAGCATGGGGAGAGGGGACTTAAAGATTGTTAGCCCCTCGTGGTTGGAGAGTGATGCTTGGCGCGGTCAAAAGTTTACCGCAATCATTCTTGATCATGCTACCAATCTTACTTTTGACCAGCGAGCTGCCTACATGGAAGCCCTTTGCGCTGTCGTGCCGAAAGACGCTGAATGACCAAATACTATATCTCATTCCAGCCCAGACCCGCGCAGATGTTGATCCTGCGGCGGCTGGATATGTACCGTTTCGTCGTAGCGGTCTGCCACCGTCGCCTCGGCAAGACCTTGCTTGCGGTCAACTGGCTGATCAAGGAAGCCTTCGACAAGAACATCCAGGACTACCGGGGCTACTACTTCTGCTCCACCCAGAAGCAGGCCAAGATCGTCAGTTGGCAGTATTTCAAGAACGCCCTGTTCGACCTCGAACGAGTCGGACTGGTGTCGTTCAACGAGACAGAGCTACGCATCGACCTACCTAACGGCGGTAAGATTTACCTCGGCTCGGCTGAGTCCATCGAGAACTACCGGGGCATCTACATCGACCGGATCGTGCTCGATGAGGTAGCGTCCTGGGCCAACTGACGATCCGCCTATGCCGAGGTACTGAGGCCAGCAATGGCCGATCGTCGCGCCCATGCCTTGATAATTGGCACAGTCAAGGGCCTCAACCAGTTCCATGACTTCTACCAATATGGTGTCTCCACCGACCCGGACCTCGCAGACTGGGCCACCATCGACCTGAAGGCCAGCCAGACCGGCATCTTGCCCGAGAGCGAGCTAAGGATGCTCCAGGCTACCATGTCGGCAGGTGCCTACCGGCGTGAGTTCGAGAATGACTTCTTTGCGGATGTGCCTGACATCCTGATCACCGCCCAGGAGGTGCTGGATGCACAGCGCCGAGCCATCGACAAGAACCTCGTCTCGCTGTCTGAGGTCACCGTTGGCCTGGACGTAGGGCTGACCGGTGACCCGTCCGAGATAGCTATCCGCCAGGGCACCGAGATACGCCAGTTGATTGAGGTAGTCTCGACCAACCCGATGGAGAACGTCAGTAAGATATCCCGCGCCCTCAAGATGATCAACCCGCCGCCTACTACCGTCTTCGGTGATGCCGGTCAGGGTATGGCCGTGCTCTCTCGGCTGCGGGAGCTGGGGCATACCAACATAGTCGATGTCTTCTTCGGTGGGGCCAGCGACGAGGAGAACTGCTTCAACAAGCGAGCAGCGATGGCCTACCGGCTCAAGCAGTGGTTGCCAACCGGGCACCTCCCTGTCGATGACGAGTTGACGCAGGAGCTAGTCAACATGCACCTCGATGAAGATCCCAACAACAAGATACGCCTGATCAAGAAGCGTAAGATACGCGACATCATCGGCAGAAGCCCGAACAAGTCGGATGCGGTTATGCTCTGCTTTGCTGAGATGGACTCGCCGCAGGATGACATCATGGCTGAGGCCAAGACGCTCGGTATCCACCCGCACGAGCTGAACATCTACCGCAAGGTGTTGGAGCAGAAGCGGGAGCAGCAGAACACGCAGGACTATGATGTGCTCAACTACCTGAACGGAGGGGCCTATGATCCCTATCAAGATCGTTAATGTCCGTGATCTGGTGCGGAGCCGGGTAGGTGCCGCCGAGATAGTGCTTAGTTACTACTGGGAACAGCTCAACGCGGATGGCTTAGTTGACTCGCTGTTCTATGATGCAAAGATTCGTGCATTCGAGGACTTCCGCGATTTCTGCCTTGACAGGAACAAACATTTCTTTGTAGTATTTATCAATAATGATCTGGTGCCCATAGGACATTTTCACTTGACGAACTTTGCGGGGCTTACCGCATACGTTCACTTTTGCATTCTACGTAAAGGACACGGCCACGTAAACTCAGTCGAGATAGCCAAGGCAACGCTTACGGAGTTCTTCAAGCTGCGCCGGTATAACTCGCCGTTGCCGTTGGCCCAGACCTTGATCGGGGTCACTCCGACCCGTAACAAGCTGGCTTGCCGGTTCATCAAGCAGGTTGGCTTCAAGCCGGTCACGATCATCCCCGGAGCGTGTTACATGCACGATCTGGATGAATACACACCAGGGCTGGTCACGGTCCTCACAGCAGACGAACTAGTTTCCTAGTCAGGAGTTGTAATGAACTTTTGCATCAAAGAGAACCAGAGACGAGTTCGACTGTATAGCACCGTTAGGGTTGAAAAAGAGGGGGGCCTGTGTATTGGCCGTGTGACCTTGCTGTCTTCGAGAGGTGTTGATATACGCTGTGGCGCAACAGCTCAGAACTTTTTTGTAAAGTGGCGTAACGTCAGAGAAGTTATAGAGGAATAGGAGAGTAGCATGGGTGGAAAATCAGGAAGTGACCCCAGCATGGCCCCTGCCGCTTCGGCGGAAGACTTCGACTACCTCAACCGCTACCCAGACGTAGCCGAGTCGGGGCTGAACCCCTACTACCATTATCAGAAGTGGGGTCAGGCCGAGGGCCGCACCTATGGTTCTGCCCCGATGCTGCCTGAGTTCGACTTCGGGGCGATCTTCGAGGCCCTGGCCGGTCAGCAGGAGGCTGCGTATGGCCGACAAGAGGAACTAGCTGCTCAGTACGCCGCCCAGCAGGAGAAAGCCCTGAAGGAAGCCGAGCAGATGCAGGGCCTGGCCTCGCTCGATCAGGTCTTCGGCACCAAGCTGGATGCCGCCAACAAGGCCATAGCGGACGTAAACACCCAGATCAGCGACGAGGCCGCTCACGCCTCTGTCAAGGGCCTCGACTTCGCCGTTACCGAGGAGGAGAAGCAGGCCCGGATCAACAATATGTTTGCCGATTACTGGTCCGAGTCGTCCGAGGCCCAGTTCTCTGACCTCTATGGCAAGTGGGGAGCAGGTAACACCGCCTACGACTGGACCCTGCCGGTTACTCGTGGTACAGGTACGGGTACCGAGGGCGCACTCAGCAAGGAAGGCAAGAAGGTTGGGGGTCCGGTCAGGGGTGGGGCAACTGTGCTGACCGAGGAAGACGAGGAAAGCAGCAAAACCTTACTAGGAGCCTAGTCATGGGTGGAAAAGGTGGAGAAGACAACTACACCCCGCCTCCGGTGCAGCCGCAGGTGGATATGAACGCGATGATCGCGCCGATGATGGGGATGATGGCCTCGATGGCCTCGATGGCTATCAACAACAGCATCCAGATGCCTGAGATGCCGACCCCGCCAACCATCGAGAAACCAATGAACGTCGATTGGCAGGCCAAGCAGAAAGAGCTACAGAACAAGATCGCTACGGACACCGCCAGCGAGCTTGCTCGTCGTCGTGGCCGGTCCTCGACCATACTGACCTCGCCACTTGCTGATGGTGAGGAACCAACAACTGTCTCAGCTAAGATGTCGGGGGCCTAATGGCGCTGCCAAGCATAAAGGACTTACGCCGGGACTATCACGAGGCGGTCATAGAAGCCCAGGACTGGATCGAGGAAGGCAAGGAGATTGCCCGATTCGTTCTACCTGGGCGCGGTCGTTTTGACAGTCTGTCCACGAAACCGGGCAACACCACTGTCAAGCGTCGATCCTTCTCCAGCCGGGATATTGTCAACCCGGTTGCCGAGGATGCTGTTGAGATACTGACCAGCGGGATGCACGGACGGCTTACCGGACAGTCCCGGCATTGGTGTAGGCTTGACTTCGTGGGTGACCCCTCCCCTCCCAGCTCATCGCTGCGAAACTGGCTGTATGATTGCCAGAAGCGGATGCACGAGGCCTGGAACCTGTCGAACTTCTATGAGGTCATGCCGGGGTTCTACAAGGAGTGTGCCGGGTTTGGCAATGCCTCTGTCCACAATGCCGACGATGATGAGAAGATATTTCACTTTGATCTGTTGACCTTCGGGGAGTATTTCCTGTTCCGGGGTAAGAATGGCCGGATCGACAAGTATTTCCGCTACATCGACATGAGCCTGCGGCAGCTTGAGCTGCACTATGGCAAAGCCAACCTGCCTGAAGACATTCAGGACACCCTGACAGCGGACAACGCTCAGCAGAACACCACCAAGAGGCGGGTGATTGTCTGTGTGTATGCCCGGAGGTATCGCAACAAGCCGTGGACTTCTATTCACTTCCTCGAATCGGGGAACTCAAGCATTGAGGCCCAGGATCAAGAGAAGCCGCTCAAGATCGCCGGGTATCATGAGTTCCCCTACCATACCGCTCGTTGGGACGCTATCGGCACTGACAACATGGGGGTAGGCGTAGGTAGTCGTATCCTGCCCCTCGCCAAGCGTCTGCAGGAGATGGAGAAGGCGTTCCTGATAGCCACACACAAGGCTGTCAATCCGCCGTACAACATCCCGGCCCGTATGCGAGGCAAGGCCAATACCTTGCCTGGGGGCTACAACTATGTAGCTAACCCGAACGAGAAGGTTGAGCCTATCGTCAATGCGGGCTTTGATTACTCTGGTGTGAGTGCAGCTTCCGAGAGAGTCGAGATGGCAATCCGTAAGGCTTGCTTCAATGATGTATTCCTGACCGGAATGCGTGACCCGAACGCCTCTCCATTGAAGGCCCGTGAGGTAGATGCCCGTGAGGATGAGGGGGTCATCCGTTTGGGGCCAGTTATCGGTCGGCTGTACTCTGAAGCGCTCTGTGATCTGGTCACCCGTTGCTTCAACAGTATGCTCAGACGCGGCCTGTTCGCGCCGATGGACCCAGAGATGCTGAAGAGTGCGGGGGGTATCAACATCACCTTGATTGGGCCTCTGGCACAGCAGCAGAAGCTGATCGAGGTGCGCTCGATCCAGAACTTCTTCCAGTTCGTTGCCGGGATCGTGCCGTTTGATGACACTGCCAGGGACAAGATTAACACCGACCGGACGATTGACGAGGTTGCCGATATGACGGGTGTTCCGGCTGTCGTGTTGAACACCGAGGCTGAGGTTGCCCAGCGCCGTCAGGCCCGTGCCCAGGCCCAGCAGAAGCAGCAGGCAATGGCAGAGCAGGCCGCTCAGACCCAGATTCAGGGCGAGGGCTTGACCAACACCGCTGCTGCTGCTCGTGACTTTGCCGGAGCTGGCGTAGATATCAGTGAAATCATGGGTGGAGGCGTGATGTAATGGCGAAAAGACGAGGTATAGACCGAACGGTTAGCCAGACATACGACGACTTGGTGCGTGAAACCAGCGAAAACCAGCGAGAACAGAAAATCAAACTTGCAAATTTCGCAAAAGCGTTGCATGATAAGTCAACTAGGGAGCTAGTCTGGGAAATCTTAGGGTTTACTGGCCTCTATAACGTCAATACGGCCTGTGATAATACGGTTTTCATGACAGAGGGTTCCCGTAAAGTCGGATTGCAGATACTGGACTTACTTTTTGAGATTGATCCAGGCATCTACACTAAGATGATACTGGAGCATAAACCCCAACCGGATGATGGAGAGGAAGATAATGGCTGATGAGGTTGTTGTAACTGGTGAGGCTACCACCACAGAGGGTACAGCTACGACAGATACGAGTACCGAGCTTACAGCGGACAGCACTACGACCACTGAGGCTCATGCAGGTACCGTTTTA